AGCGTAGCCATTACGATTCACCTCCGTATACTCTGGAAAGCACAATGAACTTCTGGCCGCTCTGAACACGAAGGAGCAGCACTTTGTCCCCGGCTTTCAGGGCCGGGTTCAGGATGATGTACTTTTTGTCCTTGCTCAAAGGCAGCGCCGCGCCGTTTTCCCATCCCACAAAATTTTCTGCCTGCACTTTTGCATCAAATTCAGCCGGCAGGGCCGACCACTCCGTGAAGTAGGGCGGAGTTATGAACGCGTCATTGCTGGGGCCGGACGGCGTTGAGTGCATGTGCTGCAAGATCTTGATCTCGTGCCTGTGGCGCAGGATGGGAATTTTCTTTTCAATGACAGGCTCTGCCAGATAGAGCACGGCCTGTTTCAGCGGGGCCATTGCTTCACTGATCTGGATCTCCAGCTCATCATCATCCGGCGGGGCCTTTGTCACTGTTCCGATCTGCAGGTCTGTGGGCTGCCCGGCATCGTTGGTCTGTCGGAAGATCTCCTGCAATACTTCCAGTAAATCCACGCTTCTCCCTCCTTACAGTGCTTTTGCTTCCAGTTCCATGGTGTGTTCGTCATTTTTGAAGGTGTGTTCCGCCTTTTCCAGCATGACATACCGTTTGAACGTTTCGCCGTCCAGATCGGACAGGTTCACCAGAATCAGCGCCCCGGCTCGTAGGCCCGGAACGCCAAGAGAAGAGAACTTGAGCTGCTGCAATACCCGGTTATAATATTCCAAGCTCACCTTCGCCTGTTCCTTTACCTGAGCGTCGTTGGCGGCCTCGTCCACGGTCTGATACAGCTGCAAAAGGCCCCACTTCCCGATGTGTTCCGAATCCTTCATCACGAAAACATCCGCCTTTCCCGTCTCCTGATTGGGCCGGGCCAGCTTGATGCTGTTGTAGGTCTGGGTGTCGATGGAGGAATCGAAGGTGTAATTCGTCATCAGGCTGTAATTACCGATGACGATATCGGTTTTCAGGTCGTTGGCCTCTTTGAGGGCCAGTCCGTCGCCGGAATCGTAAAACACATAGACCTTGCCGGTGTTGAGCAGGGTCTTTTGCACCGCGGTGTTGATGATGTCGATGCAGCTTTTGTCCTGCATGATGAGGGAGGGCAGCTTATAGCCGGTGTCGGCCAGCTCGCCCACGTCCAGCTCAAAGTCCTCTGCGATCTGCCTGATGATGTCCCCGGCGCTCTGGCCGTAGAACGAATAGCTGGCATTGGCCTTGAGATACCGGATGCGGTCATAGCAGACCACGTCCACCGGCCCCCAGCGGTCAAAGCCACGGGCAAACACCCAACCGTAAAACTGAAGCTGACCGTCCACGGAAAAGCGGATCACGTCACCCTCTTCCAGCTTGGATTCCGGGGTCCGCAAGTAGGTAAAGGTCAGTTTGCCCGGCTGACCGGTGCGCTGGGTAGACCAGACCACCTGCGTGGTGCTGTTTGTCAGGTTCAGGGTGTTTCCGGTGGCTTTCTGAGCGGCCAAAAGCTCATAGGTCATCCTTCCACCTCCTGCAAGCTGTTCTCCGGCATCCAACCCAGCACAGTGCCGCCGGTGTCTGCCACGCAGACGGGGCAGGGCCGGGAACGGTCGATGATGCGCCGCACCACAACGATCTGGCCATGGATGCTGGTCAAAACTTCTTCCCCGCTGCCGGTGCCGTAGACTTTCCCGGTGGCTTTCCGTCTGGCCCCCACAACAAGTTTGTCTGAGGGGGTGGTTCTGGTGGGGGTCAGGGAGAGCTTTACAGCGCCTGTGGCATCCACCGCAGTGTTTACCGCCGTAGCTGCTGAAACGGCCCGTGCGGCCACGTTGGCCACGTCAGTGGTGATGCTGTCCGGGGAAAAGGTTCCGGTCTGGCCAGCGCCCTGCACAACAGCCCTCTGCGGGGAGTAATCCTTGTACTCGGTCAGGCTCAGGTCAAAATAGAAATCTCCCGTCTCCGCGCCGCGCTCCTCTGCCTTGAAGCTGGTAACGAGGCACCGAAAGCCCAGACTCGGACCCAGAAACGGTACGCCGTTCTCATAGAACCGGACGGGCGTGTAGACGATGGGGGACTTTTTCTTCATGGCGGTAGTGAAGAACGCCATATACACCGCCGGGGGCAGATGAATGCCGGTCTGGCCCGGCAGCCGCCGACCGGGCAGAAGGCCCGAAATGGACACGGTGCGCAGGTTCGGCGTGCGGGGCTGCATGATAGGGCCAAGGCCCAGCACGTTATAAGTTCCGTTGTCGGCAGAAAAGGTCTCTGGCAGCTTTTCCGGGTTGATGGGCAGAGCAATCACCGTTGCGCCGCTGGAAAAATAAAGTTTGTACAGGGACATCTCTTTCTCCTTACTGCACGGTGACGGTGCTGCCGGCGTTCATCAGATCCACCAGAACGTCCCGCAGGGTGTCTGCCAGATTTCGGGCATCCTTTTCGGTGTTTCCGGTGTTCTGCCCCTGCACGGTGATCATGGGGGTCTGGCTTGTCAGGTTGACGTTATTGACATACTTGCGCTCTGCCACATCCACCAGCATCTTGATCTGCTCATCGGACAGGTCAACGGTTTTTGCGATCTTGCCGGTGTTCGTGTCGATGTTGCCCAGAAGGTTTTTCACGTCTGCCGCCTGCGGAATTTCCAGCGAGCCGGAGCCGCCGCCCATTCCGGAGCCTCCGCCCATTATGGTGGACAGGTTGAGGTTTGCGCCCCAGTAGTAGCCCTTGGTGTAGGCCTTGCCGAGGTCGAAGTTCTCCCACGGCTTGACCACCTCGGGGTAGCCGCTGGCCCACGCGCTGGAGCTTTGTCACCGTCGCGTTGACACCGCTGGTCAGGTCCACGGTCACACCGGGGATCTTGTTCAGTAGTCCTTCCAGTCCCTGCGCGATGTTCTGCAGATACTGCATCACTGTGATGGCCATATCGTAGAATGCGATCTTAACCGCAGCCAAGGGGTTGGTGAAGACGTTGGCGAGGAAATTGACAAAGGCAGCAAAGCCATTCTGCAACGGAACCAGAACACCGTTGAAGACAAATGCGCCCAATGTAGCAAAGGCTCCCATGATGATGCCCGTCGCCGAGATGGACGTCCCGGCAAAATGGTTCACCGCCGCGATGCCCGCGTAAAAGGCAGCCACCAGCACCAGAACTCCCGCTGCCGCCAATGCCGCGGGGTTAGCTGACATCACGGCGTTAAGGAATGCCTGCGCAGCCGCCGCTTTTTCGGTGGCAAAGGTAAGGATGTTCGTCCAGTTGGCCGCGATAAGCATAACACCGAAGGCTGTGCCAAGGCTGACCACGATGGGGCCGATGGTCTGGATGTTGTTCGCCACCCAGTTGATATCCGTCAGCAACGGGTCAAGCGCCCGAACGGCGGTATTGCTTGCCACCGTCCAGACCTGTGCCCATGTCATTGGGGTCTTTTCAAACTCCGCGTTCGTGTCCTCAGCCGCCTCAAACAGTGCTTTTTTCACAATGTCGGCAGTGATCTGTCCCTGAGAGCCTATTTCGCGTAGCTGTCCAACGTCAACACCCAGATACTCTGCAATGGACTTTGCGAGGGTAGGAGTCTGTTCCATGACGCTGTTCAGCTCATCGCCGCGCAGAACGCCAGATGCAAGCCCCTGTTCCAGCTGGAAGATCGCGGCCTGCGCAGACGAACCGGACGCGCCGGAAAGGGCCAGCTGCTTGTTCAGTTGCTCTGCGAACTGCACGATCTCTTTGGAGCTGCCGAACGCATCACCGGCCATTGTGCCCAGCTGGGAGACCAGTCCCATCGTATCGGTGAAGCTGCCTCTGGAACGCTGGGCCGACTGGTAAATCATCGTTTCCAGCTCCTGCGTGGTCTGCAGGCCGTCGTTCATTCGGTCAAGCCGGGCACGCATGGAGACCAGACTGTCAGACAGGTCAACGGCCTTTTTCAGGCCCTGAATGCTGACATAGGACGCGGCAAGATTTTTCAGGCTCTGCGTCAGCCGATCCGTCGAGCTTGTGATCTCATCCGTGCTGCTTTTATACTTTATATTTGCTGTGGTGGCCTTTTGGGCGTACTGTAGATAGCTTGAAAATGTAGATGAAAACTGATCCTGAAGGACAAGCGTTTCCTGAATTTTAGCCATTTCGTCCCGCCTCCTTCATCCGCTGGGCATCCTCTCTGCGCTTCTCCATGGAGCGCAAAGCAAAAGCCCTCACCAGCGCCTTTTCACGCGCCGGCAGGGCATCGTACTTGCCCGGAGGCCAGCTGAGGTTATCGAAGCAGTAGTATGCCACCAGCACGTCGATATCCCAACTGCCCCCGGAGATCAGTTTTTTGCCTCTTCGTCCAGACTCTTGTCAAAGCCGGAGAGCTTGCTCACGGCATCGATCAGGCGGCCAAACTCACCGGCCAGAAGCATCTTGCCGGGAACCTGAACCGGGTCTTTGGTGCCGTAGGTCTCACACAGCTCCGCGCTGCGGAAATCCGGAAAAACAGTAGCTTCCACGATAGTGCGGGCGCTCAGCTCGTTGGCATCGATGGAATCCTGCCACTGGCCGTCCACCTTTTTCTGCCGGGTGGCTGCCTTGATGATGGCAGCATTCTCCTCCTGAGTCAGGGAGCGGATCTTAAAGGGGACAGGTTTGCCGTCCTCGCCCAGAAAGCGCTTGGAGATGATGACCTCTTTTTCCTCGCGGGTCACAGCGGGATGCAGAAATGCAGAAAGTGCGCTCATAAAAAATACCTCCTAAAATCAGTTGCTGCCAAGGTTGGTGGGGTCGTTGAATCGTTCCAGACGATTGACGCTGGTATAGCTGAAATTGAAATCGTAGTTCAGCATGGCTTCCTCGTCGTCCAGAATGGACAGCGGGATATCGCCAGTCAGTACGCAGCCATAGTAGCCCATTACCTGCGCGCCCACGCTGGACGTGGGATCCTCGTTGGTGATGGTGATGTCAAACATGTCCTGCACGCCGTTCTCGATGTAGTTCAGGACCATATCGGTGAACAGGTTGGAGCCGTTGGAGCCGAAATAGACGTTGCCGGTGCCGGTCTGAGTGACACCGTTTGCCTTTTTCTGAACCTTTCGGGTGCCGATGGTCTTCATGTCCGAAGTCTGAATGCCCGCGATGGTCTTGATGTTCCGCATACCTGCGGCTTCCAGAATGCGGCCGTTCCGGGTGATGGTGATCTTGCCCTCCGCACCGTTCAGGGTGTCTTGAGCCATTAAATAACTCATCTTTTTCCCTCCTTACGCCATATCCAGAATGATATAGATCTTGTTGCTGCTGCCAACAGCCTCGATGGCCAGATAGACCAGCACCGCGTCTTTCGCCTCGCCCTTTTCAACAACAACGTCGGTCTCGCCGTCAAAGTTCTGGATGCCGCCGGACGACTGGATATCATTCAGATATTTGACGATGGCGCTCTTGTACTGTCGGCGCCCGTCCTTGGTGTTGTCCACAATGCCCACATAGCTCTGGGCGAACTGCTTGTACAGGTCGTTGGCAATGGTGTTGCACAGCCGCATGGTGCGGTTGTAGCGGTACACCTCTCCGATCTCGCTGGTATAGGTGACCAAAGAGTTGATGTCATACTCCACCCGGACGGTGCCGTCATCGGCGTTAAACACGAACTTTCCCGAATTGATGGCATCTACATACTGGTTGTGGGTCATCTTGGGGGAAACGTCCACCGCGTTGGGCACCACGGCGTTTGTCAGGTCGTTGCCGTAGGTCGCGCCGGAAAGCGCACCGCCGACCCACCAGACGGTTTCCTTCGGGGTCAGGGTGGTTCCATCGTTCATCACCAGACCGCTGCACACGTTGACGATAAAGCGGGTGTCAGGGTTGGTGGCATTGGCTTCCACAAACTGAGAGAAGCGGCCCAATTCGGTGTTCACGCGCTTGATGAAAGTCTCCATCGCGTTCTTTACGGTGACATCCTCGCCGTCGTACAGCATGGAATCGAAGTTGTAGGGCTCGATATTCGTCAGGTAGGTGCTGTATGCGGCAGAGTTCACCTCGCCGTCCTTGCCGCCGGAAAGCTGGGTGCCGACGTTGGCGGCCAGAGCGCCCGTGCCGCTGAAATCCACCCAGTCATTGCCGGTCAGGTCTGCAACGGTCTTGCCAGTCTGCTGATCTTTCACCACACCGTCAACGACCGTGGAGACCTGAAAACTGCCCTCAGGTTCCGTCAGTGCAGTGACGATCACAACGATGTCGTTGCCTCTGGATCCGGGGTATTTTGCGGTAGCCGTCAGCGGGGCGATAGTGCCGGTGGCCTTTGCGCTGTCCGCAGCGGCCGGGCGGTAAAGCAGCAGCTTGGTGGGTGCTGCGGTGCGGTTGGAGCCGCTGAAGATCATGGATGCAAAGCGATTGTGTGCGTCTGTGATGTCGTAACCGGTATAGGGAGTCAGGTCTTCCCCGGCGGCGATCTCCATCACCTTGCCAACGGGACCCCAGCTCATAGGTTCGCAGATCGTGACCTTGCCGCGGTCGCCAACGGTCAGATTCTGCTTGTTCTTGGAGCGAAATTTGAAGTAAATGCCGGGCCGCACTTTGTTCTGTACAGTCCATGTTCCGCCTGCTGCCATAGGGCGTCACTCCTTCCAAAATTCTTTCACAGCGGCCTCAGCCTCTGCGAGGGTGTAAAACGGTTTGTGTAAAACAACAGCCAGAAAATCCGGCTGATACCCCGCAAAACGCGGGTCTTTCAGCAGCACTTCCCGGCTGTATTGGGTATTATCCTGTTTCATTGGTTCACCTTCTGGTTTATGGTCTGGGTCTGCATCTTCACTGCGTCCACGGGCTTTTCCACAAAAACACGCAGCTCAAACTTGTAATGAAGACCGTCATCGTCGATATCCGCGCTGCGATCGTAGGTGTGCAGGAGCTTTTCCGCCTCTGTTCCATCGGAATAAGGAAATGCTTCCATGCAGAAATCGAGCGTCTCAGCGGCTTTGTTATACTGCTGGCGCAGGTCTGTGAGGTTGTAGTCCAGCAGATAGGTCAGGTCGAGCCGGATGGTGCGCAGCTCGCGCCCGCTGGGGTAAGACTTGATATCGCTGCCCCGCTGCTGGATAAACATGCAGGGCGGCTCTACGCCTTGCTGTGCAGGATCTTCCAACATCTGCACACCGGGCAGGAAGGGAGTCAGATACTCCGCCAGAGACCGGGCCAGCGTTGTAATGGTAAAGTTCATTTCAGCATCTCTCCCAGCTTGTTCACGGCTTTTTCTGTCTCTATCTTCACGGTGTGCTTATAGGCTTCAATGCCCGCATCGGACATGTGCAGCCCCTCAACATAAGTCGTTTTTGTGCCCACCATCATGCCCACCTCGCCCCGACGGGCCGGGTCGTATTCCAGCATTCCGGTATAGGGGTTTGCGTACAGACCCGGAACAAAGTGCTTGTCCATCCGGTGCCCATCGTTGACGTAAGAGGCGTATTCCTTGTTGTTGCTAAGCTCAGTGACGATCTCTCCGCCCTGCCTTTCGGGTTCTGTTCGACTGTCAGCCGCCCAGTGCTGCTTCAGCTCTCCGGTGCGGGTATTGGTGCCGCTCAGACTGTCCGTTGTGGGCGGGGTCTTATCCTGCGCCGCTTCCACGGCCCGGAGGGTGGCATTGCGGGCAACGTCTGCGAGCATTTCGGGAAAAGCAGCCTGCGCCGCTTCCAGCTTCTTGATGTACTCCTGCAGGTTCATTTCACACGCTCCTGACTGAGAAGTGTGATCTCTTGGTGGGCCAGACCGGGCAGCACTGCCCCAAACGGCTCATAGTACAGGTCAGGCTCCCCGGCAAAATACCGGGTCTCCTGCAGCGCATATCCCAGCCGCGCCCCTCTGTGGATCACTAGCTCATCACCGGGCTTGATATCCACATTGATATCGCATGCCAGCTTGTCCGTTTTCTGGACATTGGCTGCTGTCTGGGTCATCGTTGGGGCCTTGTCCTGACTGCGGTACACCCGGCACGGAACACCGGAGCGGACGACCTTCCGTTCCTTGCGGGTCAGATTTCCGTCCTTCACGGTTTCCGTGCGCCTGATCTCCATCAAGTCGGTATACCAGTCATTCCAGTTCATTGGAGCACCTCACATCACAAAAGTTCCGGCCGCACCGATAAAGCGGGCACGGTTTGCCAGCATCTGACCGTAGGTAGTGGCGTTCAGGTCGCCCCAGTCCTCTGTTCCTGCGGTCAGGGCGCTGGTGTCGTAGGTCACGGAGCTGTCGCCCAGCGTGGCAGACTTCACCACACCCACCAGAGCGCCGGACGCTGCCGCCTGCGCCGGGGTGGCGGTGCTCTCCGCATAGGTGCGCAGCTGCAAAGTGACGTAGTGGGCCACATAAAGCCCCACGGCATAATGCCAGCTATCCAGCCATTTATCAGGCTGTATGCTGACGTTTGCCATTTTCACGATCTCTTCCAGCATCACGTCCGGCAGGTGGCAATTTCCGTCCGCGTCACAGAACTGCTGGTATTCCGCCTTGAACTGCTCTGCTGTGTAATTGCCCACGCTCTGCCCCAGATTTGCGGCCTGTGCAAGAACGCCATGAAACTGCGGCTTCGTCGTCCAGCACATAGGCAGCCTCCTCAGTCTTCCTGCGGTTCGGCGGGTTTGTCCCAGTCCGCAGTCTTTTTCTTGCGGACGGGCTTGTCTGCGGCATCCTGTACGGCCTTGTCACTACGGTTCGTGGGCACGATGTCACCGTCGGCCACCAGCGCCTTGAAATAGGTCGTCTCTGCCGCCCAGCCCGGCACTTCGACCAGCTGCTCCCGGTGGAGCGGGAAGGTCTGAGATCCGTCTGCGCTGGGCAGGATGATGTTTGCTTTGGAAAGTACGAAAGCCATTTCTGCCACCTCCTGATTAGATGCCGTCCACGTACAGCATGGAGGTCTGGTACATGAGCTGCACCTCGGATGCGTTTGCCATATAGGCGGTGTCGTAGCAGACGTTGGTGACGTTGGGGGCGCTCATCACGCGGGACAGGGGCACCAGCTCGTCCGCCTTGACAAAGCGGCGGTTGTTGACGTACACCACCATGCGGTCGCCGTCGGAAGTACCAGCGCCCTTGACCCAGCGGGTAGGAACGATCTCCAGATCTACGCCGTGGTTTGCGGCCACGTTGTGCTTCTTCAGGAAGTCGTAGATGGTCTCAGTGCCAAGGTCACTCACCATGGTGGTGGTGATGTAGCTGTACTGCTCGTAGGGAATCAGGATATGGTTGGGAATACCGGCCTCGTCGTACTCGTTGGCAGCCCACACGGCAGTGATGGCATTGTTGATGTCCGTCAAAATCTGCTTGGGGGTCTTGTCCGCCCACTTGGCAGAGGAGCCGGTGCCGGAAGCTGCGGCAGTGGTCTTGGTGACATCGGGATTGTTGACAAGGCCGGTGGTGGCATACTCATCAAAGCCCACGTAGGTGTTCTGATCCATGTGCTTGTCATAAGCCAGCCGGATGCCGTCCTGCAGCATCTGGTCAAGGCTGCGGCCAATGAAGTTTGCGCGCTGCATATCCACGAACATCACACGCAGAGCGGCAGCAAAGACATGGGCTTTGAATGCGCCCTTGCTCACGCTGGCCTGCACCACAGGGATGCCGTTGGAACCGCCGCCGTTGACGGCAGAAGCGCCGGAGCCGCCCGCCATGCCATAGGCCACGGACATGGCAGAGACGTAATCCACCCAGCCGCCGCCTACCTCGATGGGGATGTCACGGGGATAGGTGACGCTGGTGAGGGGCTTTCGAATCAGCGGGTCACGCTTTTCCAGCTCGCTGGTGAGGAACGCATTGCCGTTCTGGATGGCAGCCGCGTCCATGGTGGGAGTGCCGCCGGGCAGCGCAGCACCGGCGTTGTTTACGGTGAAAGTACCGGCATTGGTGGTGCCGACGTTCTGGAAGTTTGCCATAGTCTAAGCCCTCCTATCAGGCGTTTGCACGGGTGAGGATGACCAGCTCGGCCACGCCGTTGGCATCAGCCGCGCCGCCCCACTGGCAGTTGGTGAGTTTGACGGAGTTTCCGGCGGTCTTGTCGTCCGCTTCCGCCTCAAAGCCGCCGACCAGTGCGGTGGCATAGTCAGCAGTCTTGGCAATGCGGACGTAAACGTCGCCGCCCAGAGCCGGGGTCCCGCGCTGGCACAGCACGTTGATGCTGCCGCGCTGGAACACGCTGCAAGCCTCGCCGGGGGCGTATTTGCCGCCGTTCTGGTCAGGATAGACCAAGGCGCTCTTGACCTCGCTGCCCGCAATGCCCGCGAACTGTGCAGCAGTAGTGCCGGTGCCGCCCATCACGATGACCTTGCCGTTGTCATACTTCAGGGCAGTGCCAAAAGGAATGCTTTCGGTGCCGCCAACGGGGCGGGTGTTGACGATCATATCCGGCTGACGGGCATAAGTGCCAGCAAAGCCGTGGGGCATGGTCTTGCCGATAATCTGAGTATTCAGGGACATAATTTAGCCCTCCTTCTTCATGTGGGGATTGCGGTCGTTGTAAGCGGTCTGGGAAGCCTGACACAACTGCTCATACCGGCTCTTACCGGATGCGATAGCGGCAGCGGCGGCGCTGTCCTGAGCAGCCTTTGCGATGGCATCCACGGAGTTGGTGCCCTTGACCTGCTCGATCAGGGTCTTGGACAGGGCATCACGGGTGGCCTTGTCCTGAACGCTGTTGATGATGGGGCGCATGGCCTTCAGCAGGGCCAGCCCACTGTCATTGGCGGCGGGCTTTGCGCACTCGTCCTCAGCGGAAACGGTGGTGGAACCGCTTTCGTCCTCGTCCTCTTCCTTCTTGTCAGGCTTTTCGCCAGACATTTCAGCGATTACCTTGTCCAGATTTTCCGGCTCTTTGTCCTCTGCCTTTTTGGTGTTGGCAGCGATCAGCTGATCCAGCTTGCCGGAAAGGTTGTTCAGCGCGTCCAGAACCGCGGTGTTCTGGTTGTCGGCGGGCGCTGCGTTTTTAGCGGGGTCTGCATCCTGCGCCGGAACGGCGGGTGCTGCATCCAGCGCTGCGGCAGCGTTCTCCACCATGCTGTCAAGCTCTTCGGGGGCCGCGTTCTTTGCCGCCAAACCGAACAGAGACAGCAGATTCTTGCTCTTGCTCATGCGTTTTACCTTGCCTTTCTCCGCCGGAAGTTCGGCGGCACTGTCTTTTATTGCAACATCACGGCCAGCGCGCCCACGGGGCACGATGGCGATGTGATTGCCTCTGATATGGGTCTGCCGGTATCCTGCACCGTCTGCCTCGTACTGGCAGTAATAGCCGCAGGACACATCCCGCATGGCCCCGTTCTTGACCTCGGAGATCAGTGTGGGGTCTTTCAGGTACAGGTCAGCCACCAGATAATCACCCACTCGGCGCACATTCTCTGCGTGGCCTTTGGAGTAGGCGGACTGATTTTCCTGTACGATCATCTCCGAGGGGTGAGTGTTGGTGACATCTTTGCCCTCAAAACTGGCAATTGCCGCCGGGTCAAACACGTCCTCGGCGCTTCGTGTCACCTGAAGAACACGCTCCGGCATCCCGTCCAGCCCGATCTCTCTGGCCAAATAGTTCTGCGTGCCGGTACGGGCGATTTTGACATCGTGGCAAATCAAAAAGCCCTCCGGCGTTTCCGTCATGTGAGGGCTCAGTTTGCTTCCATAGTACGCAATCAATCGGCATCACCTCCGCTTCTGTATGCGTCCATCCATTTGTGATATTTTTCGTCATCCGCCAGCTTGTGCCGCTGGAAGGTCTCAAAGGTCTTGGGCACCTTGTCTCCCAGAGCCGTGCGGTAATTTTCCCACTGGCGGTAATCCCGCAGCCACTTGGAGCGGCCCTGCTCCTTTTTGCGGTAGGCCTCGATTTGTGCCTTGGTGCGCGGGTCTCGGCTGTAGGGGTTTGTTGTGGGGTCAGAAAAGTGCCTGATCCGTTCCAGCTCTTCCTCCGTCCGCCCGGCGGGTGTCCATGGACGAAGGGCGTGCAGACAGTTCGGGTGGATGTTCAGCCAGCTGTTCGTCAGGTCATCCGGTCCGGCGGGGTCTACTTTGCCGAACGCATCCGAAAGGGGAGGGAAGTGCGGGTCTTTACCGCTCTTGCTGTATACCCGGCCCTCATACGGAGCGCAGAGGGCACAGGTTGTGCCGTGGGAGCTGATCTGATACAAGTCATGCCCCTCGTCCTGCGTCACCACAGACAGGATTTCAGCCTGTCGAGACGTGGTGCGGGAGACCATCGTTGCATAGGTGTGCAAGCTCCAATTTCGTCCCGCCTTGTCTGTGAACGCCGTCACGCCATCCACAAAGGCGGGAACGCTCTTGTTCACTCCCCTTCCCACAGCCTGCTGTGCCGCCACCTGCTCCAGACCGATACGCCGGTAAACGTCCGGCTCAGTCCGGCCCAGAAGGGCGCTTTGCAGAGTGGAAAGCACCGTCATGTTCCCGTCCACCAGCTGTCCCATGAGGTTCATCGTGAGCTTCTGCACGATATCCGTCTGGGTGCTGGTAAGGCTCTGGGCGTTGGTGTAGCCGCGCAGGTGCTTTTCCGCGGTCTCGCCGGAAATCGACCGGGCCTCCGGGTGATGGACGTAAAACTGCGCCTCGACCATGCGGGGCACATACTCCCATTCATCCGCTTCCAGCTTTCGGAGAATCTCCTGCACCCGTTCCAGCGCGGCCACGGCGTGATAGTCCACAAGCCCCCGGCTGCGCAGGCGGCCGATCTCGTTGATGATATCGGTCTCAGCCTTGAGATAAAGCCGGATCAGGCGTTGCAGCTCCCGCTCAGGGGATGCTCTTGCAAGAGTAGGCATGAAATCACCTCAAAAAATGGTAAAAGAAAACCACGGTGCGGATTGCATCGTGGTAAATTCTTATATTGCGTCTTTCGGGTAGGTCGCAACATCATGGATTGAAAGATAGTATTTCCAAAATTTTTCAAATTCCTCGTCTGATTTTGCTCCCCGGTGCTCTTGCAAATAAACACGGTCTGCTTCATCTACAAGATTTCCATAGCCTTCTTTATAAAGCCGTTTTCTTAAAGTCGTCAAATTGTTTGTCCAATCAAACGGCTTTGTTGACAGTTCGAGGCGTTTTTTCAAAATCTCTTGCGGATACTTTCCTGTGATTTTTTTGAACACCCGGTTGTAATAGACATAGTTCGCATGGGAAGCCCTCAACGCTTTCATACTAACAGCCTCGCTTTCACAATCGGTATCGTTCCGCTATTATCGGATCCATAGACCTCAAAAGAAGAATCCCGTTTTATAAGGAATTCACGTTCTCCAGAATTCGCTCCAAGATACTCTATGTATGCTCCTCTTCCTTTTCCGGCCGGAACGTCAATTTGCAACAAAATAGGCGTTCCTCCTGAGTATGTTGCGAATTCTGCAGCAACTCCGTCAGAAAGTGACGCACTCGTATATGCTTTTTCTTTGAAAATACTCCCCTTGGGATTCTCAACGTTTACTCCCATCGATTCAAGAGCTTCTTTAGAAAGTCCCCGAATCGTGGAAATATCTTCTTTCAATTCATAGTTTGCCACAACCTTATCAAGACTGTCAATACTTTGCTTTGTTGCTGCAGGAATCTCGGCTTGTGATCTGAGAGATGAATTTATAGATTCTGACGATGAAGTGTATTCGTTTATACTTTCTCGATCAAACCCAGAAAGCGAGTTTTCCCAATTTTCACGTTCTTTTTGCAACTTTCTGTCAGTATCTTCCTCGTTTTTCCATCCGTTTTCTGGTTCTTGATAGTTTAAAGGAGACGATCCACCTCCATCTGTCCACCTACCATAATCATCTCGCGGTTGGTCCGGTGAATAGTCCATTGCTATTACCGAATCTTTTAATTCTGATTTTTCTGAAATTCCCGCCAGCGGGTCGCGCAGGGCGGTCACGTCCTGATAGGTCTGGCCCTGCTTTGCGGCGATCAGTTCGTCGGTCAGGGAGCCGAACAGTCCGGTCTCGTCCTCTAGTTTCTTGAGCTCGCGCATTGCCACATCTGCATCCAGAAGCCCTGCCTGAAACGCCGCAATGATGACATCGGTCTTTTCCTTGGCGATCGTCGCCGTCTCGCTGGCAGTGGGTGTCCACAGCGGCGGGAACGTTACGTCAAGGTCGAGCTGCTCAATGCCCGCGCTGCGGGCCACTACAGGAAGCAGCTTGTCCAGAATGGGCCGCAGTTTGCTTTCCCGCAGGGTGTCCACGTAGTCATAGTAATTTTTCAGGTCGCTTTCGCCGGTGGCGTTCATGCCCGCTGGTGAACGGCCAAACAGCTTGGTCATGGGGTAGTGCGACGCGCCGCACAGGTTCAGGCACATACTCTCGTATACGTCCGAAAGGCCCGTGAAGGTGTACTGGGTGTTGCTGATCTTGTTTCCTTGCTCCACCAGTTGCATCCCGAAATTGGAGCGCAGGACTTTCTGGGCCTGCATGGTGTTCCAGAAACGCCGCTGCACATCCGCGCTGGACATGGAGAGCAGTTGCTCCAGCCCCTTTACCTCCATCGTGTTGATGTTCGCTTGGAAGGTCAGCGCGGCCATGTTGGCGCTCACGTTGTCGTGAGCCACAACGTCATTATAGAGCGCTTCCACCTCGGACTCGCCCCAGTAAAGCTCCGCTTGCCGTTCCAGATCGGGAAGCTCCCGGCCCACGAACCGAACAAGGCGGGAGTGATGGACACGGGCGGCAGTGTGCCCAGCGGCATCGTTGATGCTGTAATACTCCGGGACAAGCTCCCCGCCCTCAAAGGTCAGACCTGCATCCGGGCTGATTCCCTGCCAACGGTCGAGGATGTACAATCCCCGGAAACTGCCGGGGAGAATGGCTTCTGCATCCAGCGGGCGGGAAAGGTCCTCCTGCCCGTCAATGAGGATAAGCCCGGCGGCACCGCCATACAGGCGTCCCCATTTCAGGCCAGTGCTCACACGGTCCCGGAGCCGGGTGGAACGCTCTACGGTCTGGATTGCCTTTCCTTGCTCCGGTGTGGCGCTCTTGAGGTCGTACCATTCCCGGACCATATCGTCCACCAGTAAGCCAACCACGTTCTGCACCACCCAGTTGCTGCGGTACAGGCTGTTCAGCAGGGCATAATTGTCCGTCATCCGGGTCAGCGGGTATTCCGTTGCTTCCAGCGGGCTTTGGGAGCCGTACCCCAGCGAGAACAGCGGGTTGGAAAATGCGTCCAGCGTGGCCGTCATCGGTTTCTCTGTGCCCCCGGCGGGGCGGCTTTTGTTACGTCTGGACACGTTCAAACCTCCAATCAGGCAGTGAGTTGATATAGTAGCGCAGGGCATCCGGGCCGTGATCCTGCTGTTTTATGGGCTTTTCCACGCCCATGAGGGCGGCTTTATCATCCCACCGGTATGTACCGAGTTCATCCAGCAGCCCCTCGCAGTCGGTTGAGATCAGCAGATCGCGGTGGGAGAGGAGCGTGCTGCACTTGCGGATGCCGTTCAGTACGTCGTTGTTTCCTTCTATCACATAAACGCCACGCTGGCGCAGAGCTGTGGCAAAGGACGCTGCCGCCGGGTCAACGATGGCTGCGCATGGGTCTTTCCCCATAAACTCCATGAAGTCATCGGCATACTCTTCATCTGTTTTCTGCCTGTGCTCCTGTCGGCTGTCCCACCGGTATTCCCGATGCACCCGGACTTTCTCGCCGTCATCGTATACATCGAGGTAGACGGTCGGGTTGGTGGTTCCGTAGTCGCATGTAATGGTACGTGTGGAAAGGCTCTTGAATCCCACCGGCGCGTCCTGCGGGTGGTAGGTGTTGGCGGTGGTGTCCATCATATCGTAGATCAGGCCCTCGGCCATCACCCAGCGGCCCAGAATGTAGCGTTCGTAGAACACACCGCTGTACATGCTGCGGTAGCGTTCCCGTGTGCGCTCATCCAGTGACGGGTTATCGTCCATCAGGAAGTGCAGATGCAGCGCCCGGTGTTTTTTGGCCTGTAAGATCCACTCCTTGCGAAACCAGTGTTCTGGGTTTTCCGGGTTGCAGTTGAACCAGAACTTAGCACCGGTGACAGAGCATCTGGCCAGCGCCTGTTCCACAAAGCTGCGGGGCATAAGCGCCACCTCGTCCAGAAGCACACCGGCCAGCGTGATGCCCTGAATGAGCATGTAAGAACTTTCGTCCTTGCCGCCGAACAGGTACACCATGTTCACCTTGCTGCCGCGCTGCACCGTGATAATGTGGCCGCTGCGGTTGTAGGTGATCTGGAACTGCTGCTGCAAATACCGGACAGACAGAAGCGGCTGAACGATGTTGCGTTCCACCGCACCCACGCTCTTTCCGCAAAATGCAAAGGAGCAATGGTTGAATTCTGCCATCATCCAGAGCACGAAGGACAGGGACATGATGGAGGTCTTGCCGGAACGAACCGCACCGTCGCAGATCAGGGCATCGTAGTCGCTTTCATACGGGAAGGTCAGGATCTGTTTTTGCTTTGGGGAGAAGCTCATTTCTTAAACTCCTCCTTCAAGCTCTTGGTGATGGGGTCATCCTCAACGGTCTGGTGGAAGGAATCGCCCTTCCTGCGATTATCAATGACCGTCCACTTGTCGATCAGAGTGCCCAGCGCCGTGGTGATCTGCTGCAGGGTCGCCCCTTCCAGCTTCTCCGGGTCGGTCAGGACACCGAGATAAACGTCTATGATCTCCTGAACGCGCTCTTTCTTGCTGTCCATGTAGTCCAGCATCTCAAGTGTGTTCTGCTCTTTTTTTTGCTCAACTTTTTTCAACATTTCGGACGGAGCCGTTGAAATCAGCCGCTTTACCGTCGTGTCAGATACTCCGTTGAGCTTGGCGGTCTTGGTGTAGTTCTGCAGCTGCACATAGTCCGCAATGATCTTCTTTTTCTGCTTGTCTGTCAACCGCTGCGCACCCACCGCCACCACCTTCCTAAATTCTTGATGTCATATTCAGTTTTCATGGCTGTTCAAATACTCTACAATAGCGCACTCCCTCGCGGACAGTTCCCATTTTATGGCCGCAGACCTCTCAGCCGCAGCCCTCTCAGCCGCAGCCCTCTCAGCCGCAGCACAATCAGACAGCAGCAATCCACCGCCAAAAATGCTTTTTCCCGTGGAACGTTGTGCATCCAGCGCATAAATCGGAATGCAGTCCTTTTTGTAAATTTTGAAATCCACGCCGTAATGGCTGTATCGTTGGAGCAATGCAGCCGTCACAATATGATCTGGGTATGTATACTTTGGCATCTGTACCGTTTTGGTGCGGCGCAGGCGCTCCACCTCATCGTTTACCAGCTTTGTCAGATGGGGTGCGGTCTGCGCTACAATGCCCCAGCCGTAGCTGGTCACAAAACTCGTTTTGACGATTGCACCGTTTTCATATTCGATTTGACAGTCACAAATAATATGGTTCATCCGCATAGTATTTGTCCTTCCAGAAAACGCCGTCAAAGACGGAGCGAACAGGAAGAACGAAATTCCACGATCGAGATAGAATCCGCAAATTTTGGACAGGATTGAAAACGGTGGGTTGTCCAGAACAACAGCACCCTCCGGGTAGTCAAAATTTTCATAATCGCCGCCGGGGTAAAATGGGCGCACAATTTTAGCTGGGTCGATTCCATATTCATTGCAAGCCCAGTCCCGTATGACCGCGTACACGCTGGGCGGTGTATAGCAATCGTCCGTGGTCTTTTTGGGCTTGAACTTTTCAACAAACTCCTCGTACGATTCGCCGAACGCCATGCGCTCACCTCCCAATAAAACAAAAAAGCCCGAAACTGCTCAAGCTAAATCTCAAGCTATTTCAAGCTAAAAATCACGGTAGCCGTCAGCCGGATTCGAACCAGCACACACAGGCCCCCGCCGGGGCGTGGTTAAGTGCCTCGGATGTATCGGGTTGTAAAGCTAACCATGTGGTGTCACCAGCGTTGTCCCGCCTTAAATGTGCGGCGCTCTTCCAGTTGAGCTATGACGGCATATAAGCAGCAACGCCGTAATCTGTTTTTGTCGGACAGTAAGACGTTGCCGCTGCATCTGGAACTTTCGCGGCCAGATGCTCCGCTATTCGCGCCGCCCCCTCAAAGGGTGCGCGTCTGGCATTCCCGGAAGGGACCGAGCCTTCAGCCTTCGGTTTTGGAGACCGATGCTCTACCAATTGAGCTACGGGAATTTATAGAATGCCGCCCTTGGAATCGAACCTTCCGTGGCTACTCCCACGAACGCGCTCCACATTGCGCTCAGGCGGCCATATAGCAAATAAAAGCAGCCCACGGTTCGCCGCCGGGGCTGCTTGAGTTGACGCACATCCTGCGGGGCATGCTGGCCCGCTCAGATTTCCGGTGCTGCTGTTCACGGGCGGATGTTTCAGGGCGTGGGCAAGATTTCAGGAATCCCACACCCACCCGCACACCGGTGGTGAATCACTCCATGCGTCAGACATGCCGCGTTACAGACTTTGCGGCGTTCGGTGCGAGATCACGGAGTCGAACCGTTCTCTGTACCTGCCGGATTCAGTACAGAGCTTCCCAGACCTCGCATAGAAGCAGCCCGCGAAGCACGGTGTCAAAGCGAAAAATCGTTAAGCGGCATGAACGAAAGGAGAATCCGTACGGGGCCGCGCTTTGGAAGCTGCTGAGGAGCGGCGCACCGCTTTGCGCGGTTCCGCTTGTAATCATTTTACCACACTTTGATTCACATATGTTTCACAACGATTCAAATAAAGCGTAGAAATAAAAGCGCTTTCAATGGTCGTTTTGTACATCCTCCCAGATTTCTGCCAAAGCATCAAACCCCTCGTGGATGTAGGTGGAGACCGAATTGTCTCTGGACAAGCCCACGTCCACCGCGATCTTCTTTTGGGGCTTCAGGTCGATATACCAGCCGCAGATGCACTTTGCTTGCTTTTCAGACCGAGCAGACCCGCTCAGGCAGTAGGCCCGCCGGGCAGCTTCGATGCGCAGTTCACAGAGATCAAGCTCCATCTGTTTGAGGTTCCGCTCTTCTGTGTCGATTCTCTCCACGGCAAAGCCTACTTTGTCACCAGCTCCACCGCCCGTGGGCATCCCGCTCATGCTCTGGGTGCACTTTTCGGCAGTATCCCGGATGCGCTGGATCTTCTGTTTCTGGGCCTCGACCTGCTCCGCCAGATCTCTGCACTGCTGAAACCACGCTTTCACGGTGCGGTAGTCCGCGCCGCTGTCAGGCTTTGGCGTTTCGGTGTCAGGTTTCCATGTGCGGATCATGCCATGCCTCCTTCGATGTAAGTGCATATTGCGAGCACGATCCAGCACGCTATGAGCGTAACCGTCAAAAGAACTACCTCATGCTCGCCTTCAACGGCCCATATAATAAGGCCCGCTCCCAACGAAAAAATAATCGCAATCAAGCCAAGTATTCCAAGCGAGTATAATGCAGCAAGCCAAATTGTCATTTTACTCCTCCATTTCTTCAATCTCAATTTCCACCCGTGGCTGTTTCCGGTCAATCTCCACCCGGCTGCCATCGTGGGCGGCAACGATCTTGCTGTTGTCGTCCTCCAGCACGCGGGCTTTTACCAGAATGTCCGTGGTCGCCTCGATGAGGTTTGCCAGATCGACCCGGCGGGCGGTCTTCATGTAGTAAACGCACCTCACGTTCACGCAGGCAGAGATAGGGCTGTGCGGCCTTCTGATTTGCCGTAGGCAGTCCGTCTCATAATCCACGTATGCCTTGCTAGGGGCCACAAAGCGCCCGCCTGAGCGGCTTTTGAGGATGCGGGCGGAATTTTTCTTGGTGCGCGGGTCACCGTAGAGAGTCAGCTTCATCTGCCGTCCTCCACATAAAACCATGATTGCGGTGGTCGCTCAATATCTACAGGCTCATAGCCAAATTTTGTTGCCCGCAGTCTTTTGAAATCACTCAACGGTCGTGGGCGGTCGTAAATTTTCAGGTCGGAAATGTGCCAGCCACAGCCCTTGCATCTTAAATAGTCTGCAATATAGTCACGGTCCATACAGGCTTGTTCTTCCACGTCGTCGGGTGCGTGGCAGATTGGTGCAAGCTCCCAGATTTTATCACAGGTAAACTCTCCAATAACCGCACCGGCCATGTGGGGAGTTTTCGTTCGGTATATGTAACACTTAAACGGAGCCTGTACCGCCTTCGGATTCGTTTTGCGCACCTCTACGGTTTTCTGGCCTCTGGAAATAAGTTCACACCAGTAGGATCGGATGCTTAAAAGCACAGCTTTCATGCTCACGTCTCTCCCTTCAGTAATACTCGATCTCCACCAGAGAGGTGGACACCAGCTCAAATCGGCCATTCTCAAGAGCAATTTTGAGAAGTTGGTAATCTCTTTCCCGGCTATAGGTATCAGTGGGAACCAGATCTCTAAAAGTGTTCACGGTAATGGTGTACTTCGGTTCCCTTCTGCTGGCATAGCCCACTTGTTCGATTGCCGGGGAGTAGACAGTGACATGGTAGCAAGGTTTTCTCTCTGTTTCCGCTTCGGCAGTGGCCGTACCGCAGGATGTAAACCACAGCGTCACAATCAGCAATGCTGCTGACACGATAAAGCAGATCATTCTCTTTTCAAATTTCATTTTTTCATCATCCCTTCCATTGCCAGCTGCTCGCACTGCTTTTCAGCTTCTCTGCGCTGCTGGTCATACTCAAACAGCATATCTGCGTACTCATTGCCCACCCGGCGGATGGCCGTTTCCAGCATCTCCGTCACAAGGTCATGATACTTGTCCGCGCCCTTGCGGCTGTTTCTGGCAGCTTCCCGGTCTTCCCACAGGTCAGTGAGTTTGTCCCGCCTGTCGGCAGTGATCTCGCCATAGCCGTAGGCATCTTGGATCTGCTCCATGCTCTCCCAGCCTTCCAGCTCAGCAAATGGGTCAGCTTCAGCCTTTGCCATGCTCCGGGCTTTGGTCTTTTTCTTGACGTACCGTGTCAGACCGTCCTGCATCACGGCGCGGGCATCGTCCATCGCCTTGCGGATGGCCTTGACTTCCCGCTCTTTCTTGAGCTGTCCGGGCTGGCCGGCCCACTCGGCCATCAGTTCAGATTTGGTTTTTGGTTTCATCTGTTTACCCCCACTGTTCAGCCATTGCTTCTGCAATGCCCGGAAAGGTCTTGCTTCTGGCCTTTGCCCGTTCCGTGCTCATGCTTTCACTCATTGTCAGCCCTCCAATACTCCACGAAGTAGATCACGGCGGATTTGCCGTTGCGCTTCTCTTTGCCCATGCGGACGGTGTAGCCGTTCATCGACAGGACGACGACCAGCGCCTTCCGGTCCTCCACCCTGTCGCAATCGATCTTGTAATGCTGTGCCATGTATTCATCCTCCGTGCCGCTACTTGTATAATCAGCAGCGGTTTATGTAACTGTGTTTGTATTTCAGACCTTGAGATCGCTTTGCGGGCGTTCCAGCCAGTCGCGGACGGTATCTTCGGACGGCGCGCCGTCGTCGCACAGGGCCAGAACCGCCGGAATCAGCTTCCGGGCCATTTCTTCGTCATCCATGTCCCGGATAGCGTCGCCGATCGTGGTCTGATCGCTCGTTCTGATTTCCAGCGCCAGCTTCACGACGGAGCCGTCGTGACGGGTCCACGAGCAAATAAGGCTCTGGCCGCCGATCTTTTCCAATGTGGTCAACATCGTATCGCGACAGGCGGCGATAATCGCTTCAGCTCTTTCCATTACCGATACTCCTTCCCGGTGGCCTTGTCCCTCAGCGGGATGCGGCCTATGATCTCGAACCCTGCGATGTCGGCCATCTGGCGCAGCAGTGGCACAAGGCTCCCGATTCTGTCAAGGCGGACGGCCTCTTTCTGGCGCTCGTCCTTGTTGATGTTGCGCATAGCTGCGGCCGGGGTCGGATCTGCATAGTGTTCCGCGTTCCGGCCCAAGTTGTTTTCGTGGTTCATCAGTTCACGCTCCAGTCTCCAGCAGATTCACGGCGCTGGCGCTTGAACTCGGCGTACTTGAGGCAGCTGTCGTGACAGATCGGATGCCGGTCGGTGCAGTCTTTGCAGGGTTCACGTTTTACCATCGGTCTGCACCCCGCTGTCACCATTGAGCATGTAACCAATGCGGGTCAGTATGGTATCCAGCACCTGAACCGTTTGCTCTGCCCTGATTGCATACGAGTACCCCCAATTTCCGTTCCCGGCCAGCCCTTCTTTCCAGTCGGTCAGGTACTTTTTCATAGATTTCGCGTCAATCACAGGCACTGCCGGTTCATCTTCCAGCACATCAATCGCGTCCATAATCTGACACGCGCGGCATCTTACGCCGTTGTAATTTTCGCAGCCACAGCAATATGCCGCTTTGATCTTGGCGATGGCTTTTTCGCGGTCGATAAATTCGCTCATTTTTCAATCTCCTTCCTTGTCGGCTCGCTCGCCCGCAGCCTTGCGGCTTCCCTCGGCGCGGTTTCGATCTCTTCCTGCGACTGCTTCAGAAACTCGACGCGCCGGTATGTAAGATCGGGCGTTCGGGCCAGCTCTTCCAGCCCGCCGACGCTTCCGATGTAGACCTTCGCCGCCGTCGGAAGCTTCTCGAACAGTTCTTTCAGTTCCTCGCGCCCGTCGCTGCGGATGGGCCGTCCGTTGTCGTCAACTCCGACGATCATCGGGCAACTCCGCCAGTACAGATACCTTTGCGCCTTGCGGGAAGCCGTCGTTATAGCGTCCCACTCCACCGCCGGGTCAAGGCTCTTGGAAAGCTGTTTGAAGATATCTGCGACCGAGATCGGGTAGACGCAGACGCGGCGCGCCGCGAGATACGCCTTCTTGACGACCTCGCCGGGGTAATCCTTGAACTGGTACGTCCACTCGTTGATCGTGGCTTCCATCTCCTCGTCGGTCAACGGCTTCATCATCTGCTTGTAAAGCGTCGCGTTCATCAAGATCAAATCCGCCGTTTCTTCTTTTGTCACTTTTCAAACCCTCTTTCCTTGTCAATATTGCCCAACACACGGGAAAGCTGGTCTCTCGTGCTTTCTGCCGGCTGCCGGGGGCTGCTGCCTCTTCCGGTCGGCCTCTTGTGGTCCTCGTCGCTCGCGGCTGCATCTCCGGGTGTATGTATTCCGCTATGCTGCCAGTTCGACAAGATTCCGTTGATATAGTTCCATGAGCGCTTCCCGGATTCTGCCGCCTTGTTGATAGCCAGCAGAATCATCTCGGTGCCGAACACCTCTCGCCAGCCTTGCAGCTTATCCAAAGCAGAGCGCGGGAAAGTTCCAATAACTGCTTCATACTGCTGGACTATCCTTGCAAGGTCTACATCCGCCGAACTCTGCGTAACAACAACAGTAGTAATATCTGATACGTTAGTATCAGTTGTACTTTGTACTTTGTACTTTGTACTTTGGGGGCTATTGGTTTCTTTTGGTTCTTCAGAGAAACCATTTGGTTCCATTTGGTTTTTGTCAGAAACCATTTGGTTATCTTCGGTTTTCTTTGGCCGTCCACCTTTTCGTCCTGCTTCCCTGTGCGCCAAGACTGCCCGCTGGTACGTCTTGACGTTCTCGTTCAGAAACGGACGCATTGATTCAAAGGCTATCTGCTCGATAGGCTCCAGCGCGTCAGGTTCGATGCCGTTCTGGACATACCCGGCCATTGCAAGGAACACTTCCCGGAACGCCTTATCATCCAGAATGCTCAGGAGCTTGAGCTTGTCGAACGGTATCAGCAACCCTTTCGGGCGGGCATTCTCGGCTTTGTCCGCCATCCGCTCACCTCCTTTCTCTCAACGGTGAATCAGAACGGCAAGTCGTCCGTGTCCGAAATCGGGCGGTCATCGCCGTTGTAATCGGGTGCTGCCGCCGGGGTGGGTTGTTTTACCGGTTCAGCCGGAAAAGCCGTTTGCGCCGGTTCTGCGCCGGTCTCAAAGGGTGTTTCGTCTTCCACCGGCGCAAAATCATCTGGCGCAGCCTGTTCGACCTGCGGATGCATCATGTCGATTGCCATCTGCACCCACCGGGCAGCAACAAGCCCGCCAACGACAACGCCCTCGACGTTTTGCAGGTTCCAGTAGGCTGTACCGTTCGCGCCGGTATTGCTTTTCAGCTCGCCGCCGCAAATCTCGACAAAATCGCCCTTCTGCAGGAGGCCGTCCCACTTGTCGAGATCGCTCCAAATACAGCACTCGACAAACATATTGCTCCGGTTGCCGGAGGCATCTTTTGTACTATGAGCCTTGACGCTCAAGCTGAGGAACGGCTTTCCGGTCTTCGTTTCCTTTAGACTAGGGTTGCGAGAGAGGGTTCCGGTGATCTTCGTCCCAGTCTTTGTCTGAATAATCATTCGCCATCACCGTCAAACGGATCATCGTTGGTGTCGGTGGTTTCGACTGCCAGCGGTTCGGGCTGCTCTTTTTTCGGCTTCAGTTTGCGGGGCTTCATAGCGCCGATTTCGGGCTGCTCGTCCTCAACCTCGCGGAAATCAGCCTCCACATCTGCGTTGACCTCGCTGACGTCGTACAGACCGCCAAAGGTGGAGGGGAACGCCTCGCGCAGAGCGTGGACGAGTGCCACCTTGCGAATCATAGTCGTCTTTTTGCCGCTCCAGAGGGACTTGCCGGTGTCGTACTCGGAGAGTTTGACTTCCTCATAGCTGGGGCGGCTGCGATCTTTACGGTAGACTTTGGCCCAACCGCCCAGCAGATCCTCGTCCCGATAGACGATGGAACCTTCACGATGTACCAGCTCGCCAACGTCTTTGATGAGCACGATAACGCCAGCCTCAAAGCCATCATACTGCGGGTGATTCTCGGCCATCTTCAGGTAGCAGGTCTTGCCCAGCACAATGGTGGACGCGGTGTCGCCGTTCTTATTGTCGTAGTGGATAAGATATGCCTCTTTGGTAAAGGGGTTGAGGTGGTACTGCTTGCAGGTCTCCAAGAAGATGCGGCACTCTGTAACCGTTGCATCCTTGCAGATGAAATTTTTCACATCATCAAAGGTGACGGTGAGGTGCTGGCCTTCCATGCTCTCGATTTCGACCGGCTTGGATTCTGCGACCGGCTGCATCGCTTCGCTCTGCTTGGCCTGAGCAGCGAAGGCGCGGCCCTGCGTGGTAGGAGTGTTGGTAGGTGCTGCTGCACCAGTGCGTGAAGTGAAACCCATTTTTGTTACCTCCTAGAGTGTTCAAGATTATTTGATGCTGCCAAAATCGAACCCGCGTTCTTTGGAAGCGCTGCGGAACCATGCAATGTCTTCTTTGGTGAACTCGACCCAGAAGTAATAGCGCTTGCGGGAGGAAGTCTCCTGCGCAGCGGCGAAGCTCTGCATCGACTCGATATCCAACCGGCCCTCCGGCGTGATGAATGCGGAAGCTTTCGTTGCTGCGGCGGCTTGCGCCCGCATCTCGCGTTCTTCTGCGGTCGGGGGAACAATTACCGGGGCCGACATCCGCGCCCGCTCTGCCGCTTCTCTGGCGGCCTCTGCGTCCCTCTGTGCTGCGCGGGACTTCTCGCGGCGGGTATGCTCGCGGACGGCCTCGTTCACGCTCAGGTTGAGCAGGTATTCGGTGGTGCATGGCTCCACGTCCTCTCCGCAGTTCTCGCGGATAAAGTCGAGGTCGCTGCGGATGTTCTCGATGGACTGGCACAGGGACTTTTTTGCTTCTGCAATGGCGAACGTCTTGTTCAGCCAGCGGTTGTCCAACAGGCGTTCAAACGGAATGAGAGTTTCCAGCTCACCGATGTTGTCCCGGTAGATCAGGCGCAGGGTAGAAGCCTTTTCTTCCTTCTCGGCGGCCTCCACAGCCTTGACCTGTGCGTCAATCGCTCCGGAAATCTCCTTGCATTTACCCTGCATCTCCTTGATGCTCTGTTGGAAATCTTCCAGCGGCTTCATGTAGAGCTTCTTCGCTGCCGTGGCAGCAGCTCCCAGCTGCTTATCCCAGCCGTTGACCTTTGCCCGGTCCTCCTTGGCGCTCTTGATGCTCTCCGGGGTGTAGACCCGGCCTTTGTAGGCCGCCAGCATCTCGTCGAGGTTCCGTTCAACCTCGTCCTTGTTCCAGCTCATCGCCGGAATTGCCGGTCGTTCCACCCGGACGGTCAATTCCTCTTGCATAAACATTCACCTCGCATACACAACGTTCATATCAGCGTTAAACACCCTGTACAGCTGTTCAGGCTTTCTCTTTGCCAGTTCATCAGCAATCGCAATTGCATCCGAAGCAACCGGAAATTGCTGTTGCGAAACAAGCGCTGGAGGCTCTTGCTCCACATTGTAAATCCTCAAAAGTGCCACTTGTAAAACCTCCTGTTTTATGTTACTTTTCAAAATTTGACTTTGCCCTCAACGTACTCTTTGGCCGTCATCATGCCCCGCGCTCCTGATCCTGCGGATACTCCGGGTTGCGGGCGTGGTCCCGTTCGATCACGCCGTATTGCCGCTGGCTGCTGCGCCGGTAGTACTCGCTTTCCTTGCGCATCTCCCACAGGGACAGCACCAGACCACCCGCTACCGCCAGAAAGATCACCGGCGCGGCTTTCCGCCACCCAGCCCCCACGCACAACCAGCGCGTGCGCAATGCCGTCGACGATCCAGCGGATCACCCGTGCCGCGCCGATCAGCGCGAGAATAACCACTCCGTTTGTTGCCAGAATCACCACGCCGGGGCCCGGCTTGATCTTGCACCGTTTCATTCTTTCGGATCCTCCTTTGTGTAAACCTTTTCGAGTTTGTAAAAATCCTTCACCCACGCCATAAATCCGGCGCGGGAGATCAGCGGCGCGGCGCTCTTGGTGTCAATAGACGGCACCGCCCACGCCGGGAAGCTGCCAGCCTGAATCATACCGGTAAAGATCGTCTCGCTCACCGAAATGTTGTTATCACGCATAATCTGGACGCACTCTGCAATTCCCATGCTCGGCTTCACTGCCGCACACCTCCTTTTTTCTCTCAGTTACTGCTTCATGAACTGGTTCACAAAGTAGACCTGACCTTTGCCGGTCACTTTTGGCGTCTTGTTGATGCTGGTGTGTCCATCGGAATGAACCACGGTGGTCTCCTTGATCTCGAACAGGCCATGCTCCACGGCGCGCTGGGTGGGCATGTTGTAGTCGCTGCGCTTGGGGTCGCGGATCAGGAATCCGTGCTCCCGCATCCAGATAAACAGCCGGTTCTGCCCGATCTGCACGCCGTTATGACACAGCAGCTTTGCCAACTCGCCCACAAGGATGCTCTTCTTGCTGGCGCTCACGGCATCCGCAAAGATGCCCTTCGGGGTCAGCTCTGCAATCTGCCTATCCTTGTGCTCCAACTCGTCGTGGGCGGCAATCAAGGCCTGTGCCATCAGCTCAGAGCGGGAAAGCTGCGGGCGCTGTGCCAGCTTCTTTTCCATCTCGTTAAAGGCTTGGATGTACTTCAGCTTCCACTCCAGCGCCGCCTTGCCGGTAAAGCCCATCACCAACAGGCTGAAACCGTCCCGGTTCATCAGGTACATGGGGTACTGTTTGCCGCGGTTCTCAAACGTTGTCTCGTAGAACATGGATTTGGCGGCGCAATTTTGTGCCGCCAGTTCTTCGATAGAACGCAAAACCGTTTTGTGTTCCTTGCCGAAGTTCTCGGCGATCTGGCGGCTGGATGCGACCGGCTCACCGTTCTGGGTAGATAAGATAATGTCTGTCATGCTTTCTTTCCTTCCTGCTGCTCTTCCAGCAGCTTGTCAACCGTGCAGCCATACAGGGCTGCGATTTTGGGCAGCATCGAAACGCGAGGATTGTTTGCGCCGGTCTCCCAAAAGGAGATTGCCGACTGGTCAACGCCAAGCGCGGCCGCTGCCTGTTTTTGCGTAAGTCCTGCTTTTTCCCGCAGTTCCGCGAAACGCATTCTTTCACCTCTTTCTACAATATTAGTTTTTCTCATTGACAAGCGAAAGAAAGCAAGCTATAATAAAGGTGTCAAACAAATATTTTAGGGGCTTTCTTATTAGTTTTGTATTAGTTTCGCTCATCACGATATTAGTATATATCATTGTTATTAGTTTGTAAAGCCCAAAATATTAGTTTTGTTAGTTTTTGTCGTTATGTACAAAAACAAAAGGGGGCTTTTGTATGTTTTGGAACAACTTTGAAGCTCTATGTGCTAAAAAGGGCGTTTCGTACAATGCAGCTGCCGCCGATGTTGGTGTAAGATCGTCTGGAACTGTGACCGGTTGGAAAAACGGAGCAAAGCCAAGAGGCCCTGTATTAAAAAGGTTGGCAGATTACTTTGGCGTTACTGTCGAGGAGCTGACCGGCGAAGCACCGGAGCAAAAAGAAAAGCCCACTCCCAGTGAAGAGAGTGAGCTGAATGCGCACGCTAAAGCCATACTATATAAGTATGAGCAGCTTGACCCTGCGCAAAGGGTTATGTTTGAAAAGATGCTTGACGCTGCACTTGAGGCAGCGAAGGGGAAAAAGAATGGTTGAGTTAAAGCAGGAAGAAGCTTTGCTGAAAGCTCTTTGCCAATTCTATGAGAACCCAGACCCAGATGTCTGCATCTATAAAAATTTTGTTTCCAGCGTTGTCGGAAAGCAGAACGCAGATGCTGTGTTGGATGTTTTGTGTGCAGACGGGTACGCGAAGATCGAGGGCTTTAACCCATTGATACACATTTGCGCAAACAACTCCCCGACCATACGTCTGACTGACAAAGGAAAGACGTACTTTGTGGAGAATCAGCGGAAACAGCGCATTACCCGGCGGCAGGCCATCCAGAGCATCGCGCTCTCTTTGATCTCTGCTGTGATCGGCGGATTTATCTCAAGATTATTCGCTCGTGAAATCCAAACCTGAAACGTCAAGAGTGTGACCGCTGATCTTTGTAACGCACATCGTCTTTGCTCTTTCCAGATCCTTTTCTGACAGAGTTCCTGTATCGATTTTTTTTGCGATGCCATGTGAGTCTTGCAGATACAAGGTCGTATAAGGGCACAAACGCAAAATGTCGTAGAGGGACACCATTGAAAACTGGGCGATTGCCTCGACTTTTTTTCGTTTGAAAATTTCCAGATCCGCTGCATCTACAAACAGATACACGATGATGCAGGTGACCAAGAAGAGCAAAATCGCAATCACTGCCAAAAGAAAGTTACTCAGCATTTTTCTGTACCTCATCTAAAAGTTCATCCACATCGATACCAAACGAAAGTGCAAGCTTGATTTTCTCAAGTATAACACATTCTGTGGTTTCTTTCATCAATTTTGTGCTATTTTCTTGCACTTTCTTTTCCTCCTTTGGTCATTGAAAATTTGTTTTCCGGCAGCCGGTTGGCTGCCTATTTTTGAATCTAAGAGGTGTTTTTATGGCTCGGAAAAAGAATGATGTTCTCAGCAACAGCGAAAAGACGAAGAAAAAACCAAACGGATGTGCAATTCTCGTTGCGATTCTTGTGTTCGGGCTTGCGTTTGGTTTTCTTTCTGCCAAAAATATTGCAGACGATGTTGACGTTGTATTCGATGCCACGAAATATGAGCACGAAGACGGTTCCGGCCTGACAGAAGATGAACTTATCAGCATGATCGGAGAACCAGACAGTACAGAGGACTGGACTTACAGCAACGGTCAAGCCATTCATACGCTGTTCTATGGAAACAATACATATGATTTCGTATTTGAACGTCTGCACCGAATCACACTTTATGACGTTTTCCCCTATAAGTATAAAGATCAGTTCCTTACAATGTTCAATCTGAAAAAGACAGGTAAAACCACTGTAAACGACACCGGAACATGGTATCGCGCTTATAACTGCGGAATCAATGACCTTTGGCTCAATTATGAGAACAATAAAATCACAACGTCTATTATCAGCTACTCAACATTCTTCAATTAAATTTGATTATGACATGGCAAGAGAAAAGCTTCCTAGTGAATTACCTTGGTGACCGGGAAAAGAAGTGGGGGATCCATGATGATGTAAAAGGTCGGTTTTATCCTTTCGACAAAAATGTCAAAGAGATCATTTCTGAAGGTTACATCATTGACACTCCTGAAAAATATGCTTTAACAGATTCCGGTAAAACAGTATCAAAAGATTTCAAGAAAACCGAAAGAGACCGACGAAACGCTGCACACCGAAAAATAATGTCGCTTGCAATGGAAAGAGACTATCTCGGTGCATATAATGCCCGTGCAGAGTACGAACGAAACAGTGTTATTCCTCATGGAATATCGATTTCTTTTGGCTCCAGCCTTACTTCTCCCGGCTCATCATCATCTCAAAACTCAATTTATGAGTATTGGAAAGAAGAAAAGGAAATTCCGTCCCATGTTCTCTGCTATATTCGCAATTCAGAAGCTATCGATTTTTCAGATTGCAATAATTCGGAAGCGTTCAAGAGCGATTTAAGAGCCTTTTATGTTGGAACGCAAATATCCGGGAGCAGTGATATTTCTCTTCCAGATGATTTTGAGACGTATCGAGGAGAATACTTAAATTGCCCGTCTCTGGAAAAGCAACTAAAAGAAAAATGCCTTTTCAAAAAGATTCCTCGGTTAAGTATCTACTACAACACAAAGGTTCGTGTCTTTAATTTTATTTCAACTGGGTTGATCGATTCGTGGGATGGAAATTTTCAGCTTGGAACCTACGACTGCACAGATCCATACCATTTTGAAATGGCTGAATTTGAAATTTACTCCGAACTCGGAATCACTTCATTTCCAAAAACTTTCAGAACTTATTTTAAGCATAAGAAAGACAATTCGGAAAAGTATCAGGCTTGGATGGCAGAGATTGGAGACCGAAGACTTGAGCCTATTAAGGCTTGCCCTAATAGATAATTTCCTACCGCAAATACATTATACATCTTTCAGTTGTAGTATTCAATAGATATCACAAAATAAATTTAATTTTTTTCTGAAAATAGTTAGATTTTCACTTGGAGTCGTCCAGCCGCTGCATCTTCTGCAACAGTTCCCCGGCAAGCTCCCCGCCGGGATCATCGGAAGCGGCTTTGAGGTTGCGGATGGAACCGGCCTTGCGGGTGACGTATAGCCGGGCGCGGGCTTGCCCTTCGGGCGGCATATCCTCATAACACGCCAGCGCGGCGCGGATGTGGGTGCAAAACAGTTGCATCTTGTCCATAGATCATTCCTCCCATGGCTTCGGAGTGGGCCGCGTGCCGGTGAGCACGCTGGCGGGCATTCCGTCAATGATGGTCATATCGGGATCCATGCTGATTGTCTGACTGTTTTTCATTTCATTTTCCTCCTGTTTTTGGTAATATTTACATCTTATGTGCCAAATTCTACCATGCGCCAGAGGAAAATGAAATTGGTGTAATTTTTGTCGAATGGCGCAGAGTTTTTCTGCGCCATTTTTTGTTAAAAATATACTGGTTTTATGGGGGTGAAAGTATGAGTTATTTTACGGCGAGCCAAATCGGAAAAGCGCTTGCAAAAGCACGGGTGTCTGCCGGGCTAAGTCAAGCGGAGATCGCAAGGCGCATCGAAAAAGGGGAGCGAACAGTGCAGAGCTGGGAAAAAGGCTGCACCAGCCCGGACAGTGACGAGATCATGGACTGGTGTGCGGCGTGTGGCGTGTCGCCCATATCTGTGTTCATGGAGATGATCCACCCGGAGCTGTATTCGGTGTCCGATGACAGAAAGACCGACGAAGAGCTAGACGCGGAGTTGTGCCGCCTTGTGGTAAACTTACCGCCGCTGTCGAAACGGCTGCTTCTCTTCATACTGAAAGGCAGTCACGGCAGCAGCCCGCCCGCGGTGATTTCTGAGATAGCCGCAAACCTGCACTGCCCGCTCAACAACAGGGCCAGCGTGTGCGGGACCATCATAGATCAGTATACCTACGCGCAGATCGCGGGCCTTGATCCATGCCCGGACGCTCCGCACCCTCCCATTGACGACCTGAAGATCAACAACAAGGCCGGAAGGGCCCCTGCCGAAAATGGAGCTTTTGGATACATCGGGCATAAAAAGGAGTAAGCCATGAAATGCGTAAGACCATGCTGCCGGAAAGAGATCCCGGATGGTGCTTCTTTTTGTCCGTGGTGCGGGAAGAAGCAGCCCGAAGCCGCCCCGCAGCAAAGAAAAAAGCGCCGCCGCCCAAAGGGCAGCGGCAGTGTATATAAGTTGAGCGGGACGAGGTCAAAGCCGTATGTGGCCCTGACAGCCAAGCGAGACGTTCTGGGAACGTTTGCGACGCCGGGCGAAGCAGTACAAGCACTGGACACTTACAACACCCAGAACACCCCCGCAGCGCGTCTGAAATGCACTTTTGCGGACGCCTATGCCCAATGGAAAGCACAGCCCAAATTTGACAAGCTCAGCACTGATATGAAAAAGGGTTATGAGCTGGCCTATGCAAAGGCCGCGCCGCTGTATGACCGACAGCTCCGGGACTTAAAAGCTGCAGACTATCAACAGGTGATTGATCAGATGGTGGAAAATGGCCTCTCCCGCAGCTCCTGCGAAAAGCAGCGCACACTTTTCAGTCAGATCTGCGAGTGGGCAATGGCTCAGGACATCATAAACAAAAACTATGCCATGCTCTTGCAGCTCCCAGCGGCTACAGGCAAGGCAGAGCGCACCTTGACCGCTCAAGAGATAGAGCGGATAAGCAGCCGACAAGACGACCCGAAGTTTGGGCAGACAGCACAAATCGCAATGGTGCTGCTCTACACCGGTATGCGTATCGATGAGCTGCTCTCCATGCGCTGCGACGATGTGCATCTCAAAGAGCGGTATATGCAGGGCGGCGAGAAGACCGAGGCGGGCAAAAACCGCATTATCCCTATTTTGGACCCCATTTACAAAACCATTGCCTTTTGGATGCTTGACAGCGGCTGTGAGTGGCTGATACCGTCCAAAGCCGGTACAAAGCTGGACAAGCGTAACGTGGCTACAAAGTTTCGCTCCTTGATGCAGGAGTGCCACATAGATGGGGTGCATCCGCATACGCTGCGCCACACGGCCAGCAGCAAGATGGTGGAGTGCGGACTGGAAAAGACCGCCGTACAGGCAATCTTGGGTCACAAAAATTTCTCAACCACGGCTAACAAGTACGTCTCCCACAATGACCCGGATTATCTGTTGCAGGAAATGCGAAAGATGAAGTATTGATTTGTTAGATTATTTGTTAGATTGTCACGTTCATTCAGGAGATTTCAAGGCATTTCAAGCAAAAAGAAAAACGCACGGACGATTCGTTTTCATCGTTCGTGCGTTTATTTTTGGAGCTAGTGACAGGAGTTGAACCTGCAACCCACTGATTACAAATCAGTTGCGCTGCCATTG